GATACACCTCAAGATGATCCTACTATTATAGTACCTGAAATTGATGTTGATAGTTTACCTACTACCGCTGAACGTACAGATCTCACTGTCATTGAAGAAACTCCAATTGATGTCGAGATCGATCCTGTTCCAATTGTAGAAAATTATTTTGATGATAACTATACGCCTATCAAAGTCAAAACTGCGGCTATTCCAGCTGGTGCTGAAATCAGTGCTATATCTAATAGTATTGGTGCAATGTCTGCACAGATTGCTGCTCTTGAAGGTTTAACTGATGCAGTCGATACAGCAACAGAAGAAAATCAACGAACTAAACGAGCAAATGAAAGGCGTCGCGACGAAGCAGATGTAGAACAAAAGGATCAATTAGATCAAGGTGTTGAGAATATACTCGGCGCTGCAGGTACAGGTATAGGAGCATATCTATCTAAATTCTTAGTTCCTGGATTATTACTCGGTATGTCAGGCATGGCAAATGCTATGGCCGAAAATCTCGATGGCGAAGAAACTACAATCGATGAAATGATTGATAATCTTTCTTGGTTAGATGGAATAGAAGAAACATATGTTCAAATGAGTGTTGCATTGAGTACATTAGGTATTAGTGTTACGAAAGGATTTAGCGCATTAAAGAGTGTGATGGCCGCTAAAGGTTCTGAATTTGTTACTAAAATGGCATCTACCAAAGCAGCACAAAATATCGGTACTGGTGCAAGAGGCATGACGCAAGCATTTGCTAAAACAAATCAAATACTCAGCGCAAATCCAGTTGCTGGTAAATTCCTCGGAGCATTGAATACTATTAAAAGTTGGTTCACTGCATTTGCAAAAGGAATTGCTGGCCCAATTAAAGCTATTGGCGGCGCACTCTCTAAATTACCTCAATTCATACTTAACTTCTTTAAGGGTGTATTAGCTAAACCGATTAAGTATTTAGTTATATTCACTGCTATTGACTCTATGATAGATGCCGCGATGGCATATATGTTTAATACGATTACGGTCAATGAATTCCATACTCGATGTAAGAAGAATATCAATGACATCTTAGGATTGATTGGTGGTACATGGATCGTGACTATCATGTTCTCAGCGCTAGGTACTGCATTAGGTTCAGTAGTTCCTATCTTCGGTAATCTCGTTGGTGGCGGTTTAGGCTTGGTGCTCGGTGTTCTTTACGGTGAAGATGTCTATCGTATTATTGGTGCAGATGATATTGTAGATGCGCTTTACGATTGGATGGTACTCGGCGATACTACTCGTTTGAAAAATTTGGGTACATCTATTATAGAGAGCGGAAAGAAAGATTTGCAAAATATGATCGACCGATATGCTGAACACTTTAAAGCAATGGGAGAATATTTTACCGGTACAGATAGAATTGCAACTCAAGAAGAAATTGATGAAGATTATAAGGATATGTCGTTAGTTGAAATAGCTATCAAAGCTACTGAAGGGTTTGGTACTAACGAAAATGCATTACTTTATGTTGCTGATAACATAAACAGTGAAGCTGAATTAGATTCTATTAATGGCGCGTTATTAGATAGTAAAGGTGTTACTTTACCAGAATTAGCCAGACAAGAATTAAACCATCGTGAATACGGCCAATTTATGGGTGTGTTAAAACAGTCTGTTTCTGGTCAAGACGCTGATGGTGTAGAAACTCCAGCTACACCTACATATGAATATGCCGTGACTGACTACGATGGTAAAGAGATTGGTTCATTTGAAACACCTGAAGAAGCTGCTCAATTTGCAGCTGCTAATCAAGGTATTATGAAAAATGCTACTGAAGTAATTAGTACAGCAGAAGAGGTATTCGATACCGGTCTCGCAGATGTAGACGAAGAGACTTTCCATAAAGTACGTAAGTTAGAAGGTTTATTAACCGGCGATACTGAGTATAGTGACGCAGCAAAAGAGTTGTATGGTACTGCAGTCTCGATAGCCAATGACGGAGACTACGAATCTGTAAAACAGGCATATCAGACAGTCACTGGTAGATCACTCGTCAATGATATGACTGAAGTACTTGATGAAGAAGGTGTATCTCTTGATAGGATTATGAGCGCTAGTTCTCCGGAAGAAATGGTAGAGATTGCTGCTGAAGAAGGATTAAGTTCTATTATCGAGAATGCGTTACCTGATGTTTCTTCTGAAATTAAAGAGAAGCTAGAGCAGATTGTTCCGATTATCAACACAATCGCCGGTGGACCACGTGAAAGAAATATGATAGCAGGTAATCAATCGAAGAGTCAAGTAGATTCTGCTACACCATCATTCCATACGACAGATCATTTCGTAGATACCGGATTCCAGACATAAAAAAGGGTCGTAGACCCGAGCTGTCCAGCTTAGATCGCGCTGCAATAGCGCATCAACCGCCGAGCTCTTTTGAAGATCTACGACCCAAACTTCCCAAGCTTTATTCGTTAGCAAGCTTCCTAAAGAAATCCAGTGACTCATCATCGTCATCAAATGACGCTGTTGTTTCTGCTACTGGTTCTGCTGTTGCTGCTGGAGGAGTCCACGCTGGTTCAACAGGAGCTGCAGCTGGTGATGCATTTGGTACATCTTCTGCTACACTATCAGGTTGCAAACCGCCGAGTACTCGATTCAACTTTTGTTGAAGTTCTTCGTACGACTTGAAGTTCTTCTGATCTAGCATTTCTGCAATCGCATGTTCCTGTTTCCAAATCTGTTCGAGCTCACTGTCATCAGCTGAGAGAGCTGAAGGAGAGTCAAACGCAGACTTGTCATAGTTACGATAACCTTCTACCTTACGAATGCGTAGGCGAAAGTTGGCACCTTCCCATAGATCAAATGGGTTGACAGCATCTTCATCTTCGAAAGCTGGATGCATGAGGTCATTGACCTTATCAAAGATCTTCTTACCAAACTCGTAAAGGAATACCTTACCTTCGTTTTGAGGATTAGCAGGATCAGAGACAACAAAGATGTTTGATACGTAGTGAAGACGACGCTTCTGCTTACGAGCAATCTCTTTGTCTGATTCAAGACCTGAGTTCCACAACTTAGAGTTGTATTCTCCGACAGGATCGTCAAGACCAATAGAAGTCAGTGACTTCTCGATGTACCAACCACCGGGGCCTTGGAAGCCATGGTCCCAATATCGAACAAACGGGACATCTTCACCTGTAGGTGCAGGCAAGAATCGGATAATGGCAGAACCATTACCTGCTGTGTCGACTGTGGGTTTCCAAAAGCGCTCGTCTGGGCCGTTGCTTTGTGATTGATTGCCGCTAACTTTCTCTGCGGCCGCTGTAAGTTTGTCGAATGACGACTTACGACTAGATTTTAGGGTTGCAAAATCCATATGTTTTTCCTTGTATGCAATGTATTAACAGTTTATTCACAGTATTCATAATATAACAAGTATATCTTACTACAAAAGAGAGGAGTTGTAAACCCCCCTCCCCCTTATTTATATCACTGCGTCTCAACGAACTCATAAAGTTCGCGTGCCTTTGATTTAATTTCACTTGGTTTTGGTATCGAAGGCAAGAAAGACTTGATATTATCTAACTGCAGTTCGAGTTTACTGATAGATGCAGGATTACCAGTATCACGAATTTGGGCTAGCGTATTTTCAAGTTCTACATGCAGATGCCAAAAAGCACCATTCATTTGATCAAAGTGATTCATTTCGAGATCACGTGCCATTTCTAGCACTTTAAAACGTAGTTCATAAGGATTGGACATAATATGTCTCCTGTGTGGTGTGTGTGTTAGATATGATTCTTAATCACATCATTGTATTTCTCTTTATCGTAAGAGATAAACGAGCCGTATTTAATCAGCTTATCACGTATCTTCGGCCATAAGATAGTGTCTGATATCTGACTATCCCAATAATGGAACATGTTACACGTACCGTTGAGGATCACCATGGTCTCAGCCATGATTTCCCTACGGTTAAACATATTCAGTATCTTAGGATAGTCACCAGATCTCACAGTAAACGCCTCATCGAGACTATCGTACTGTGATAGATCATTCTTAAACAGATATTCTAACGACTGATGGCGTTTCAGTGTCTCTTTATATCTGTCTATGCATTCTTGTTCAAGGAGTTGTCCTGCCCACAAGTCTGGATTATCCAGAAAATTGCAGGCGAGGTACAACTCGAGGTTCTCTTTCTTAGAGAGCTTATGAAAAAAGAAACGGTCTTGCCGTAGGTCAAACTTATCCTTGCGTGCATTCGTCTTGCCAT